GATCTATAGATAACACGAGTTGGGTTTCCACGATACTTGCCAGGATTGATGGGTTTATACAATCCAGAGTATGCCATAAATATAGTTGGACCAACATAGGTATTTAGTGTGTCTATCAGCAGCTTCTTATCAACAGTAGCAAAACAAGGGGGAATGTCATTCTCCAATAACTTTACGGTTAAACTTGTAGATCCTCCTGTTGGAATTAGTAATAATTTCCATCAGTTTATGGAATTCATGTGCGATGAAGCACAGTTACCAAACACTAATACTGCTGACGGTAATATGGTTGGCGTTCACCTTGGACTGGGTAGCACAAGATATCCACACACTAGAGTCTTTACGGAAGTTCAGTTGTCATTTATGCTTGACGCTAACTTAGAAATGTTAAAGTTTTTTCAAGGTTGGCAAGATTATATTTTTGATGGTAGACAACTTCCCCTTGCCGCAAAGCAAAATTGGACAACAGTTGACGGACAACCACTTAAGAAAAATAGACCTATTAGGTTGAATTACATGGACGATTATGTCTGTGATATTGAAATTACAAAAACTGAAATAGGACCAAAGAGTACAACAGAAAGAAGACCAATTACTTATGTTTTGGAGAGAGCATATCCATATGCTATTGATGCTGTACCTCTTCAGTTTGGATCAGCTCAGATTACTAAGTTAACTGTTCAACTTACATATGAAAGACACTATACTATTGTAAGGGACATCAAACCAAGTCCTACCACTGTTCCAAAAAAACCAGAAAAACCACCAGAGCAAAAAACAGTACCAACAGGACCAGTAAGATTGCCAGTAGTTCCTTTCGATCCAAGAGAAGCAGCAAGACAGAGAGGTCTACCACCAAGAACAGTGCCATGGGGCAGTACATATGGTCCTGGTTCTGTTGCTGGTGAAAGAGATACTGCTACTGGAGTCTTGATGAATGGACAACCCGAACCACCATTGTTGATGCCAGATGGATCACCAGTTAGAACTGGTGGAGATCGCTAAAATTGACTTTTCAATTCCATAAAACTGGGAAAATTTTTTCCGCCAATTTTTGGGTCAAAAAGTCGCGCTAAATATACATATGATCTGATCTACGCATAATGGCATTACCACAAGTTGTCCTTCCAACGTATGAGTTGGAAATTCCGTCTAATGGCAAAAAAATCAAATATCGTCCATTTGTTGTAAAAGAGGAGAAGTTGCTTTTACTTGCATTGGAAGGTGACGATGAAAAAGCGATTGAAGATGCTGTAAGAACCCTATTGAACGGGTGTATTCAATCTCGCATCAAAATTGATGAGTTAGCAATTTTTGATCTAGAGTATATTTTCCTTCAAATTCGTGCTGTCTCAGTTGGCGAAGTTGTTGAAATGAAAGTAACTTGTAGAGATGATGAAAAGACCGAAGTTCCTTATAATATGAATCTTACTGAAGTGAAGGTTTATAAACCAGAAGGTCATAGCAATAAAATTATGCTATCTGACGATATGGGGATTATTATGAAATATCCAGCATTTGACGATTTTGTAAAATCTTCAATTATTGGCAAAAATCCAAGTGCTGAATCTGTAATTGAAGTGATTGCTAGTTGTGTGGATCAAATTTTTGATGGGGAAGATGTATACGATAGTTCAACTACCTCTAAAAAAGAATTTGTTGAATTTATTGAGGGATTGACGAATAAACAATTTGAACAAATTCAAAAATTCTTTGAAAATTCCCCGAGACTAGAACATAGATTTACAGTAACAAATCCAAATACTGGTGTTGATAATGAATTCATTATTGCGGGGTTAGTCAATTTTTTCGGATAGCACTCTTCCATAATACTTTGGAAGGGTACTATAAGACCAACTTTGCTTTGATGCAGCATCATAAATATAGCTTGAGTGAAATTGAAAACATGATGCCTTGGGAGAGACAGGTTTATACCAGTCTCTTAATCCAACATTTGGATCAACTCAAACAAGCACAAGAAGCAGCTAAGCAAAAGTAATGGCACACGGGTTTCTATCATATCAAGATACACGCGGGGAAGTTGATTACCTCGGGATGGTTGGTAGAGCTCTAAAAGATCGTCTGAAGAAAAGAGGGAAAAAGGGAAAGAAAGGTTCTGGAAATGTAGAATTAGAACAAGATGGTGATTCTGTAGAACCTATAGATACATCCGAAGAAAAACCTTTTAAACCGTTTTTTAATTACGGTGAAATAAGAAAGGAAAAGGGTGGTGCTATCACCATGCTTGGAAATTCTGGATTATCAAAAGCAGTTGGAGTTGGAACTTCTCCTACTCTACCAGAAGGTGCCAAAGCAGTAAATCCAGAAGTTCTTGGTGGAGCATTAACAAGAATTAGCAGAAAACCAGGCATTGATGCTGGATCTGAGATTTATGATACAACTGCCACAAGAATTGACGATCCTGCGGGATCTTTGCAGGGTATTGGTGAATTAATTGTAAGATCTAATAATAATATTGTTGAAGCAATCTCTGGTCTTCAGAGAGTTACTGTTAGAGTTTTAGATAGCATTGAAACTCAAACAGAAGTGCAGAAAGCACTTGCCATGGCACAAGCAGCTCAACAAGAGCAATTGGCGGCAAGACAGACAGCACTATTAGAAGCATCTCAGTTTAAAGATCAGACAAAAGGAAATCAGTTTTTAGATATAGAACCACCAGGATCTAATACGAAAAAAGGAGGAGGTATATTAGATTTCTTTGGTGGTGGATTGGATCTCATGGGCGGAAGGTACATGAGAAGAGGTCCAAATGTTCCAAGACAAGTTGGCGCTAGAAGAAGACTTGGTAGACAAGCATTTGGAAGACTTGGAAGAAGGGCAGCAACCAGAGCAGCAACTAGAACAGCTGGCAAAGGTTTGCTCAAAATGGGTCTCAAAAAACTTCCATTTGGATTGGGTCTTCTTGCTGCTTTACCATTTGCTGCTCAAAGAGCAATGGCTGGTGACATGGGCGGTGCTGGATTAGAATTAGCATCTGGTGGAGCATCTATTATTCCTGGTCTAGGCACTGCTGCTTCTTTGGGTATTGATGCTGCTTTGATGGGCAAAGATATGGGTCTGATGCCCATGGCAGGGGGTGGTATCCTGACAAAACCAACTCCTATTCTTGCTGGTGAAGCAGGAAAAGAAGGATATTTTCCTCTAGAAGGAAAACGAGGTAAAGACACCTTTGTAATGATGGGTGAAGGTATTCTTGAAGCACAGAAAAGAAACAAAAGAGATTATGCTCGTCTTCAAGCACTGGGTTTAGAAGAATATTCAAAAAAAGCGGAACAAAGTGGTGGTTTTAACCTGTTTAACCCACTTACTTGGGGTCAAAGAAATGAAAATCAAGATGATCCATGGAGAAGAGTAGATTCTAGTGGTAGAACAATTCCTTCTACTTCTGGTCCTTCTCCATATACTGGATCAACAGCTGCTAGTGATTTTTCTGCTGTTCTCCCATCAGGAAATCCAGTATTTAATAGTGGTTTTGGTCAAAGAGATATTGGGTATGGATCAAAAGACCATAGAGGAATTGATATTGGTGTTGATAGAGGAACACCAGTTCTTTCAATGGAAAAAGGAAAAGTGTCCCATATTATTGATGATTTTGACTTCGGATCTGCTGTTGTTGTAACAAGTGAAAGTGGTGCCGCTACTTTATATGGTCATGTTGATCCAACAGTCAAAGTTGGGGATGAAGTTAATAAGGGAGATAAAGTTGCCACAGTGAAGTATTGGCCTGGTACTGGCAATATGCCTGCTGATAATACTCATTTACATTTAGAAAGACATCCCAATGGATACGCTGGCAGATCATCTGCTGTAGATCCAAATGATTTTGTTAGGAGTGCTTCTGCTGCTACAAATGAAGGACTTAATAATCCCGTCGTAGAATCTCCTACAGAATCTTCTTCGGATGAACCTGCTGCAGCAGCTCCTGGTGTAGGTCCTGGTAGTGGAAAAGATCCAGGTGATATAAATCCAGACTGGACTTCTAGAGTTACTGGAGGTGCTGGCATTCCTGAAGGACCAGCACATAAAATCAGATTGTCAAACGGAATGTTTGCTTATAGAACTAGAAGAGTATATGATGGCAAACCATACAAAGGATGGAAGATTCAAACTGGTGGACTGTTTCCAATGGACTTTGAAACCAGAGGTAGAAATGAGGAGCAATTGAGAGAAATTCTTGAAGAGGGTATTAGAAAGGAAAGAGAAAGGAGAGGTCTTAATCTTCGTTCATCTGCTGCAGCAGTAAAACCAGGAGCATATGCTGATGCTGGAAGCACTATCAACACCAAATCATTTGAGACAGCTGCTGCCACTACAATGCAACCAGTAATTAATAATAATTACTTTACTGGGGAAGGTGGACAAGAAAAAACATTTAATGGTGGAACTGTAGCATTTGGTGTTAGTTCTGATAATATGGGAACCGCAGCATTTGCTGATCTCTCTATCAGGAGTTTGTCATAATGGAGAAATTTAGATCAAATACAGATTTTATTCTCACTAGTGTTAAAATAACTCCCAATAGTGGAAAACCTCCAGTTGAGGTTAAAGGGACTATAAACTCATTTAATTACGTAGAGAATGTAACATTTCCCTTTTTGTCAGCAACTTTGGAAGTAGTTGACAGTGGCGGTCTTCTGACTGGTTTACCAATTCAAGGTGGAGAAAAAGTAGAAATAACAGTACAAACAAGTTCTGGGGAAGAACCTTATGTTTATATGATGTCTATTTGGACAGTTGGCAATAGATTTGTAAGACAGCAAAAGCAAGCATATACAATTGGTCTTGTTTCTACACAAGCATTGATGAATGAAGCTACTAGAGTTAATAAACCATTATCTGGAAACCCAGAAAGCATTGTTATTGATCTACTTAGAAATACTATAAAAACGAACAAAACAGTATACTCGGAACCTTCTAAATTTGAAACAAAGATGATTCCAAATAGAAGAAGACCTTTTGATGTTATTGCTACTTTAGCAACTAAGAGCGTCTCTCCTCAAACAAATTATAGTTCTACAAATTCTCCCAATTCAAATGAGTCTTCACAACAAGTAAAAGGTTCTGGTGGATTTTTCTTTTGGGAGTCAAGGAGAGGGTATAATTTTTTTGCGGTAGATTCTTTATGTGCTGATGATAATAGCAAATTAAAATCAAAGAAGTTAGAATCTCAATCTTGGGGTCCTTATGTTGAAAAATTGGCAAATCAAGGGGATTCTTCGGATGAAAGATTTGTAATCTACGAATCTGTCTTCACATCAGAAATTAATATGCTTCAATCTTTGAGAAAAGGTAAGTTTTCTTCGTTGATGGTATTCTTCAATCATTCTACAGGACAATATGAAGAATACGTTTATAAGATTAAGGATAGTTATGATAATATGGCACATCTTGGTGGACAAGAAGGATTAACGTTGATTCCAACGAATCAAATTGAACTTTCTGATTATCCAACTAGAATTATGTCTGTGTTCTTAGATCATGAAACGTGGTATAATGAAGCGAAACCTGCCTCACCAGAACCAAAAGATGGTGGAACAGATCCAACCAAATTCGCTGATTGGCAGAAATACTACATGGCACAATCACTAGCAAGATACCAGTTATTAAAAAACCAAAATTGTACTATTGTAATACCAGGAAATGCTGAAATTTGTGCAGGAGACAAAATAGACATTAGACTGATTAGTAAGTTAGCAGCAGCGGAGGCAAAAAAAGAACCATACGATACTGAAAGTAGTGGAATTTACTTAATTAGTGAAGTAACTCACACTTATGATACTACTACTGGATCAAATGGTAGGTTTACAACAACTCTCAAATTAATGAGAGACTCATACGGTCTAAAAGACAGACCATCAAATCATGGCACTAAATAATGTATACGGAGGTAACTAAACATGGAAAGCATCGAAAAGCATATTGAGGCAGACAAGGAAGAGCTTGCTAACCCTCAACTTTCTCCACAACGTCGTCGCCATATTGAAGGCGAATTAGAAGAATTAGAAGCATACGCAGAGCGTCATCCAGAAGATCATCACGATCCTTCATCCCTAGAACTATACTGCGACAATAATCCAAGTGCCCCAGAGTGCTTAGTATACGATGATTGATTAATATGGATCAGTTATTATCACAGTTGGTCCCAACTCAACGTGCTGGATCTGACGGATTCAATTGGTGGGTAGGGCAAGTCGAAGGAACCGCTAAGGACGAGAAAAATAACAAAGGCGGATACCGTTTCAAGGTTCGTATTGTAGGAGATCATCCTAAGAGTAAGGAGATCCTTGATACGAAAGACTTGCCATGGGCTAATGTGATGATGCCTGTCAACGTACCCTTCATGCCTGGTAATGTTGGTGGAGCACATCCTCAACTTATTAAGGGATGTTGGGTCGTTGGTTTTTACTTAGACAATGATAAACAGAAACCCATTATCATGGGTTCTATCGGTCAGACTCCTGGTGCTACAACTATCTCAAGGAGTGAGAGACCAGGAGCTACAGAATCTTTTCAGACACATAACAATACAACACAAGCACCAGTAGATACTGGTAGAGATGGAAAACCAGCACCTGAAAAACCAGAAGGTGGAGAAGGAGAAACTAATAAAACTACTGGTGCTCTACCTGACGGTACTACTAATGCAGATGGTCCTAAAGTTCCACCAATTCCCTTCCAGAACAATTTTGACCAAGAAAAGTGGTGTCAGACAGTAGCAGAGAAGTGTGACAAGGAAGATATTGGTGAAAAGACAAAATATATTCTTGGACAATTTCTTTTTGAAATTCAAAGAAACAATGGAAATATTGGAACCTACTTAGTAGGTCAAGCAAACGGAACTATTAATAGTGGGGTCAATATTGCTAGAAAGTATATTAGCAAATTCCAAAAAGTAATCCGTAAGTTTGTCGCTAAAGTAAAGGGATTTGTTATTGAAAAACTTACCGCTGGTGTCAAAGACTTAATTAGAGCACTACTCCGTCCAGACAAAAAGGGAAATGCACTAACTCCTGTTACAGAGTGGTTCAACAATCTCCTTAAAGATCTTGGTTGTAAGATGGCAGATCTTGGAGAGCGTTTAGAAAAGTGGTTGACAAATGTATTAATGAAGTTTGTTAATCAAATCTACCGTGCTGCAGCATGTCAGATTGATACGCTTATCAATGGTATCTTGTCAAAGATGAATTCATTGATGGAAGAACTTCTTCAATCTGTTTTAGGACCACTTCAATCTATTCTAGGTGCTATTGCTGCTCCATTAAACATTATTGGTGGTGCAATTAACTTTGTTCTCAATCTACTTGGCATTTCCTGTTCTGGACCTAATACGCAGTGTGCTAAGTATAAGACAATTTGCACAGATGGTGAGAAGAAAAAGAAAGAAGACAAGAAAGATTTCCTTGATGATCTACTCAGTGGTATTGACAAACTTTTCCCAGCAACTGGAGCAGACTACAATCAATACACTTGTGCAGAAGCATACACAGGATCACCTTTATCAGTAACCACTGTTGGATTTGTTGGTGGCGTTCCTTCTGACAGAGGTATTACTAGAACTAGAACACCAAGAATCTCATATGATATTCAAGACATTACAGTACAAGAAGGAAATGAAGCGCAATTCACTGTAGTTAGAAAAGGATTTACTGAAGTTGCATCTTCTGTCACTTACAAAACTTTGACTAAAGGATCTGCAGAGTCGGGAGTAGATTATTTACCTGCTCAAGGAATTCTTGGATTTGCTCCAAATGAAACAGAAAAAGTAATTACAATTACAACTTTATATGATTCTTTAACAGAGGGAGATGAAGACTTCTATATTAGACTCAGGAAAAACTCTCCAGGAGAAGGAAGTGGAATTCAATCTAGTTTTGTAAAGAATGTCGCCAAGTGTACTATAACGGAACTGGATTTAACTCAACCAACAGATCCATATAATCCTAGACCAGAAAATCCAGAGAGTGGAATTGATGATAGATTCCCACCAGATGAAACTGATGTTCCAACAGATCCCCCTGATGATGATACTGGTGGTGGCGATGGCGATGGTGATGATACTACAGGATCAACCTCTCCATCATATAGTGTTGTAGCAGATAGATCTTCCGTAAGAGAAGGCGAGTTTATCGTATACACAATTACAACAACTAACGTAGGAAATGGATCAATTCTTTACTATTCATTGACTGGTGATGGTATTACATCTGAAGATATTGTTGGTGGAAATATTAATGGTAGTTTTGTAATTAACAACAATCAAGCAAAAGTAACTGTTGGACTGGAAGATGACGGTGTTGTTGAGGATGACGAAATCTTGAGATTCACAATCAACGGAACTGGAGCAATTGCTGATGTTCTAATTGTTGCTGATGATACTAATGGCGATGATGATACGAGTGATTATGATGAGGGTGAAGGAGAGACTCCAGAAAATACATATCAAGAATTTAGAGATCCTACTGTAGATACTGGAAAGATTATCACCGATGAGAATGGTGGTATTATTGAAATTCCTATTGACGATCCTGGTGATGCTTGGGCGGAACCTCCATATGTCTTTATTGGTGGAGAAGGTATTGGAGCAGTAGCAACTCCACTTCTTGATCAAGACGGATTTATCACAGAGATTCGTATTAAGTCTCCTGGTTATGGATACAAACTAAACCTTGCTAATGATGCTGGTGTTCGTTGTATTATTGATTCTTTCACAGTATTGAGTCCTGGTGTTGGATATAGTGAAACACCAGAACTGTATGTTAATGGACAATTAGGTGTTGCCGAAGCAGTTATTAATGAAGATGGATTTGTTATTGGTGCAAGAGTTCTTGATAGACAATCAACATTTGAAGGATTCCCAGAAATTGTTGTTGTTGGTGGTGGAGGATATGGAGCAACTATGCTACCATCTCTTGTCTGCCTAGATACAGATGGACTATCCACAATTGGTTCTACCAAGATTGGAACTGGTCGTTACGTTGATTGCCCCTGATGCCACATACTGTACCCGCTAACGAATACCCTACTGGTATTTTTAAACAACTTACTCCTGACGAGACTCAGGAGTTGAAAGATGGTCCTATTTTCAATAGTTGCTGGAAAGGATATGAAACTCGCTCGCATATCTATGAGCGTTTGATGCCTGATAAACTCACAGGAACATTGAGAATTGATGGTCCTAAACAGAATGGCGGATTCATTGGATTGCAATCTACTGGTGCAATTACAATTGTTACTGGTGAAAAGAATGTAGAGCTAGGTCCCAGTAGTGGAAAACTTTGTATTCATACTCATGGACAGCAACAACTACATGAAGGAAGAACTGACATTGAATATAATGATGGAGGTCCAGAATCTGATGGAGAAGCATTAAACATCATTGCTTATGGAGACGTAACTGAAGAAGCAGAAGGATCTCAGAGAACAATCAAAGCACAAAAAATCTTCATCAGTGCAGAAGAAGAATTAGTTTTAGTTGGAAAGGGTGGTGTCACCATTCAAGCAGGTGTAAGTGGTGGCGCAACTATCAGTATGAAAGCAGGTCAGATTGAAAAATATACTGATAACCTCAAGGAAGTTATTATTGGTCAGAGGATGACATTTGGTGTTAGTGAGCAAACAGCAATGCAGTTTGATCCTAGATCATCAGTTAATGTTGTTTCTTCTGGACACATCAATCATAAGATTTTGGGTGATTATTCTCAATGGGTTGGTGGTGTATCACAGACAATTATTGCTGGTGGTCCTGCTCTACCACCTCTAGTCGAGGCAAGAGATAGTACATTTAGTGTTAAGACTGCTATTGGAGGTCAGACTTTTGATGCTGCTGGATTCATCAATAGAAAGGCAGGCGCAGCAATTGCAGATGTCGCTGGAGCATCCTTCTCTGCAAAAGCTGCTGTATCCGCTTCTATCGAAGCGGGTGTAGATGCGAGCGTAAAGGCAGGCGGTATTTTGAACCTTACTGCGACTGGCAATACAAACATCAAGGGTGCTATCATCAACCTAAACTGATAACCCTACCTTATCAGACTGATCGGAAATCCGTATCGCAAACTGGCACAAGGGGGCTTGTTTTTGGCAACCTGCCATGCTAAATTACATCTGTAGCAAATGGAGAGGTGCCTCAATTACTCGCACCAAACCACTTGACGCGCTTCTGCTTCATGTGCTATAATCAATCCATGCGATCGGGACAACCCGATCCACCATCTGCGGGTAATCATTCCGCAAGTAAATTTTCGAGGAAACAACTATGTTCAAATCTGTTCTCGCAGCTGCCGCTGCTGCACCCCTTATGGCGACCGCTGCTATGGCAGGTCCCTATGTGAACGTCGAGGCTAACTCTGGTTTCACTGGTTCTAACTACACTGGCACTTCGATCGACAACCATGTTGGTTATGAAGGTGCTCTGGGTACTGATGCTTCTTGGTATGTCCAAGCAGGCGCTACCGTCGTTCTTCCTGACAGCGGTGCTTCTGACTGGGTTCCTTCAGGTAAGGCAGGTCTTGGCGTTGGTCTGACCGATAGCCTCTCTGCTTACGGCGAAGTTTCGTTCGTTGGTTCGGGCGTTGCTGGTG